GTCCAGTTGGATGCTCTTCATTTCTAGTTGACATTGTTTGAGCAACAGCATTAGATGTTGTGAATGCGCTAGTCACAGTTAGATATGTAGCATTTGTAACACTTGCAACTCTTCTATATTCAGTACCAAAGTCTGCATACTCACCAGCAAATACTGTGTTGGAGAAATCAGTACCGACACCAACAACCGCTGTATCTGTAGTATATGTTATTGTGCCAGTAATTGGTGTATAGTATTCATTGTTAATAATGTTCTTTGAGAAATTGAACAAAATGTTTTCATTGTCAATGTATGGACTAATATACTTATCATTAGTTGACAATGTTGCTCTTAACTGTAAAGACTTAAATGAATTTGTATCTTCAGCAGTATTTGCAGAAATTTGTTTTCTAGAACGATTTATCAACTTCTCATAGTTTTTAATTGTTGTATATGAGCCATCAACTGCATATGCGCTATCGGTAGTTTTAATATCGTATGTGATATTAGTTCCTGGTAAAACTTGATCTCCAATAATAGGAGTTAATACATCATACTGGAATGCATTTGAAATTGGAATGTTTGCCCAATATGCAACTTTACTAGATGTTGTGAATTCAGCAACTCTCATTGTGAATTTAACGTCTAAGTTTTGTCTAGCAGTATGTGTTCTGTCATTAGATGATGAGAATAATACTCCGCTATTATATGCGGATTCAATTCTTGTATTCTTATCAGGATTAGTAACGTCAATTGAACCCAACTCTGCAACCCAAACTGCATAGTCTGCGTCATTGTTTTCTGGACGCATAGTGAACGCATAGTCATTACCCGAAGCAAGAAAGATAGGATTCTTGAATGTGAATTTTGTTGCCGTGGTTGCGTCAGTACTAATATTAATGTTCCTATTATTCACAACAGCTTCATCACCTATACCAACAAATTTTGGAGATGGATATCCGTTATCAACTTCTCTAATTTCAACTCTAACATTTCTGTTATCATCTTTAGATTTAGTTCTGAAGTATAAGTCTATAGATGTTGCATAGAAACCTTTTGGATAGGTTTGTGGATCAACATAGAAACTCTGTGACAATGGATCAACTCCAGGCCATTGATTTGCTGGAGGAGGAACAACTGCACGTCCAATTTCAACACGTTCTTGAGAGATTGTTCTTCTACCCAATAGCGTAATGTTTGTCTGGTCATTAAATGTCACATTATATGGGCGAGAATTAATTGTAACAGAACCTGTAGACTGTTGAATACCTTGTGCAAAAATTGTGTTTCTGGCAGCCGTTAATGTTGTTCCGGAAGAGTTTGTTGGGCTGTCTGTAACTAAAAACTCTCTCTGACCAACATAGAATGTTCTATATGGAACTTCAAACACCAAATGAATTTGATTATTTTTAACGATTAATGGTTGAGTTGCACCATCAGCAATTGCACTCCAACTTGTGCCTTCTTCGGTTAAATATCCATTGTTATCATATTTTGAATTCAATTGTTGAAATGTAGTAGTACCTAACAATTGAATTTGATAACAATTTGCTGTTACGTCTACACCATCAAAGAATGCATAAAGTCTTGCATTATTTTTCAAACCTGTTGCATGAATTGCAAATTCTCTTCTACGCATCCATAGTGCAGTCTCAACCTTAACAACTCTATCGAATGCAACATCTTGTTTAGATGATGTTGCAGATGAACCAGATGCTAATTGATTGTATGCAATTTGTGTTGTATTTTGAATTGCTGTAGTAACATTAAAGTTTCCCTGTTGTGCAGTTTGTGCAGTTGAACGATCAATATTTGTTTGTAAACTATTACCAATCCAGTGAACATTCAAAGGCGCAACTTCAGAATTCCAAGCATTGATTAATGCTTTCCAGTTGTCTGCATCACCAGTGTCATTGTAAACAATCGCTTTGCTTGTGTCATTTGTAGTTTCAAAGAAATTGTCTACGAATGGAACAGCAGTTAATTCGCCTTTCCAGACGAAGTTTAATTCTTCAGCTAAACGAAGTTGTGCTGATGCATATGGTTGTTTTAATCCTGGCGCTTCAACTTCCGTATATGGAAGCATAATTTTATTACCAGTAGTGTTTGCAGTTTCTGATAGAGTTCCATTGTATCTCATACCGGAAGTATTTGCATTGTCCTGCAATGCAGTAGCAAATCTATTTGTTCTATCAATAGCCGAAGCCCAATCAGTACTTACTGGATTGCTGACTGCAAATCCAGAGAATGGATCTACAATAATACCATTTTTGAATCTATCAAATCCATTGTCATCTAATTGCGTGGTGTCTGTTGCTTGCTTCTCTAAAAAGTTTAATGCAGTAAAATATTCTAACTTTTCAACTCTGTCATTAAGTTTAGCAACGTCACGCATAGTGAAACGTTTATTCTTCAGCAATTTGATTTTAACATCAATTGGATTTGAAGGATACGGAGGAATTGTCAACTCAGCAATTTCTAACGTATCTGGTTTTGTTGGAGGCGATTCTGCTTTTTGATTTCCTGCGCTAGGTGGAACACCATCATTGATACCAAACACACCACGGTTGTTGATATAAACTTTAGAAATTCTACCTTTGTAGTAAACCAAATCAGCATCAAAATCTGAACCAGATTGTGGAATACGAAGTCCATATGTTGGAACTTGATATGTACCATCATCAATTGCATTTAGTGATGTATTAGCAGTTTTGATTGATCTAAAGTCAATACAGTCACGCAAATTATATGCAGTCTTTGTCGTAGGACTTGTAAAGATTGGAATTTGTGCTGTTGTGATTGTGGTATTAGATGTTGTTGTGTCATTAACTGGATATGAATCTACCGATAGATATCCAACACCTTGTGATGTATCATGTGTAAAATTATCAAAGACTGCTAACAATCTTCCGGTAGGAGTAAATCCAGTAACTGGAGTGATAGTTCCATGCTCATATGCATAATCACGTTGACCGGTGTCTAATGTGAAATGTGCAGTAACATTTGTATTGGATGTTGTTGCGGCAGTTGCAAATGATGAGGACTGATAAACTGATCTTAACTGATAGACATCACCGTATCCAAGTCCAAATGGACCTGCTAGTCCAGATATGTGAGTATTAGGATTGATATTTGCTTGAGTTGCATAGTTGAGAGTTTTAATCTTTTCTTTTGCATTAGCACGATCCATCGAAACAATAATGTCTGCGGTGAAAGTTGCGTTTTCTTGCAAATCAATTGATGCAGTACCCGGAGAAGAAACAGTAACAGTACGTGTGCTTCCTTTGCCACCATTTGTGCCTAATGCTAATACAGTTCCTGTTGGAAGAACTTTTGTGAATGTATTAGCTGTCGCACCAGTTGCATGTGTGCTAGTGAGAGTTAATGATGTTGCATTTGTAATAGATGCAATCTGTTTCGTTAAACTATTAATCTTTATGAAATCGCCAATGCTAACTTGCGTTGTGAAAGACGTTCCGCTACCTGTTACAGTATTAGATGCCGCACCCACAGTAACAGTACCAGTCAACGCAGAAGTTTCTACGTTAGCACCAGCATTGTTAACTACAACCATGTAGTAGTCATTTTTCTGTGTGGAGTTTAATGTTCCAGTACCAACGAAAGTTTCTGTCACTACGTCTGTTGCAATAGTCGATACACCAGATGTGAATGAAACAGTAAATTTCTTTTTGAATCTAAATGCAGTTTCAACGTTACCAGCATCAGAACGAATAGTTTTAATTGCCTGATATGGCAATTTAAATAGCATTGAGTTAAAACCAGTTTCTTGCAACACGGCTCCATATGGAGTCACATCTGCAATGTCAGCAAAACGTTTTGGTGTTGCAGAGTCATATACTGAACGAACATCTTTAAAATTCTGGCCAGAATTCATTGTAATTTCATACAGATACAAATAATATCTTGCGTCAGGTTGACCTTTTGAACCACTAACGTATTCTACAGAACGTACTCTAGCGGTACCAATCTTATTTCCAGATACTGTTGCGGTAGAATGAGTTGCATTTGTAACTACTTGCTGTGCCGCATCATATAGGTCAACTTGAGTTGTTTCCATAACATCCCAAGCACCAACTAATTCATTGACAAGAATATATTGTCCGTAGTTAATTTGAGTTTTAGTTTGGTCAACATAGTTTGTTGCTAAACCCTTTTGAACATCAATTGGAGTTTTTGCAATAATTTCATTTCGGTATCCAGAAGTATATGACGTAAAAGGATCAACTTCAACTAATAAAATATTATTGTTTCCGCCTTGACCAGAAGTGTATCTACCACCATTGCTACCATTTGATAGATGCTCACGAACAGTAACAATAGGATCAGAAATCGTATAGTTTCCAGATTCTTCATTTGTTCTCTTTGCCATTACATCTTCAAGATTACTATCTACAGTAGTGACTTTGCGCCTTCTTGTAATGCCGTCTTCAATTTCTGTTACTGTGATGAATTCGTTTTCATCTGTAGTTGCACCTAATGCAACTTTTGTTAGAACAGAATCAATTTTAAATCTATCCGCACCAGGTGCTTGATAATTTGGTGTTCCTTGTGCATTATCAACTAATGAGTTGTCTGCAATGTAATCGACAAAAGATTTTGTAGGAACTAAACCAATTTTATATGATGGAACATTAGAATATTTGTCAAGAAGAATTGTTTGATTTGTATGATTGACAAAATGATCTGCCATCCAAATGATACCATTAGAAACAGTTATTTTTGAACCATAGTAATAAATGGTTTCTGTTTCTAAGCCTTCATCTACAACATTACGAATAGCATTTGTAGAGGCCGCATTAGCATATGCTCTAGTTGAAGTGTTTGCAGTAAAGATTGTCTCCGAATTTGCAAACGCAGTATTAGACGTATAGTTTGTGATGTTCGTAACATTAACAACAAGAGTTGAACTAGTGCTTGTTACTGTATTTGCAGTTGTTGTAGTCAATGTTCCTGATACGTTAGAAACAAATATTTTATTTGTTCCCGTAATTGGATCAATATAAGCCGCTTCAATTGTTGCAGTATTTCCAGTAGAAAATGTAATTTTATTTCCCGGAACTAAAGTTGTAGGAGCATTATTTACAGTAAGAACTTGAGTTCCGTTTGTTGCGTAATTGATAAAAAGCGTTTTTGGATCAGTACCTTCTAAGTCGGTTACTATTCCGCAATACGCTTTGATACCGCTATTTGCGCCGTAAACAATGCTACCGTTAAATGCGGCAACATTTGCTTCACTACCATTATATGTATTTTGTAATTTTACAAAATTTAAACCTAAATCTAAATTTTGTTCACAACCTTCAACAATAGCGCCTTGCTTGAAAAAGAATTCCGCAAAACGCTTTGTCTGAGTTTGCTGAATAGTTTGTGCTTGTGTTAATTCTCTAGCCTGAACAGCACGTCCAGGTCTGTAGAGAACACGTACAAACTTTTTATCTTCATCAAAATCATCATAATACGGACTCGTATTAAAGTCTACACCACCTGGATTAGCCATTTATATTTCTTCGTTTGTTTAGAACTGGATGATAAGTTTTACGTCTTCGATCTGGTCTGCCGCTCTAGAGATAGGTACTCTATTCTCAACATAGAGAATGTCACCTGTATATGGTTGCAAACCTGGAGTTGTGATTGCGGCAATCGTACCAGTTGCTGTAGATGTTGCGCCAGTAATTGTTGCTCCATTAGCAAAGTTTTGATTTATTGGTTTAATCACATATAAGTTTGGTGTATCCCACTCAACAACATTAGAAGTATTTGATCCTGATGAAACAGGCTCATCTAATGAGAATGTACCAGAAATTCCGGACAATTGATATTTAAATGTTTGTCTGTAAGAAGATGCACTTGCTCTTGTTGTGGTGCCAAACAAATATGGATCACGAACAATACCAACTTGACGGAATTCGTTAGCTGTAGAAATTGTATTGGATTCGCTACCATCTAAACGAACGTTAATCATAATATATTTTGCGCCCAACTCTTCAATAGGATCAGCGCCATGACCATAACGTGGAGAGATAATTGCTGTAGCCGCAGCCGCACCAGAAGCAAAAGACACACTTGCTTTAGTGTATCCAGTACCGGCCGCTGTGATTGTAACTGCTGTAACTACGTTAGCGGTAATTGTTGCATTTGCAGTAGCGCCAGTTCCGTCACCAACAATTGTAACTGAGGGGGCAGTAGCATATCCAGAACCACCAGAAGTAACCTTGATGACTTCAATCCCACCATCAACTGCGGCACTCTGAACACTCCATTGAGTTGTTCCATCATCAGATGCTAATGTCTGAATTGGCATGTAGTCGCTAGTCAAAAATTTAAGTGCTTTAGCAGTAGAAACTGTATACATGAATTTCCAAATGTATCCGTCTGCTGTTGTAAATCTAGCAGAACTTGTTCCTGTCGGCTTTGTTGTTGATGCCGCACTGGCATTATTGAATAAACACTTGTAAACGTTATAATCTTCTGTCATAACGTAGAATGTGTCTGTTAAAAGACTTGTACTTGTATCATCATATGCAGTATAAACTGTGCCGCTTGTCCAATCATAACGTGGAACTGCATGTGTTACGTCAGCACTTTGAATGCGTTTTACGCCATACATATCACGCCATGGAGTATATTCGATATTAGCTGTCGAATTTATTGGAGTTGGAGGAGAGTTGTCGTTTGCGAATGCGGTATTTTTACCGACAAACAAATACATAATCGTATTTGCCGCTTCTGAAAAAGATTCATAGAATTGCTGTGCATTATGAATTCTGAACTTACTTGTTACTATTGATGCCATTTGTTAGCTCCTTTGATTATTTTGTTGGATACTGTTTGTTTTTCTTTTACTTATTTATACAAAGTTTTTTTGATTTTACGTTAAATTGTGGCTGATATCTTTAATATTAGTATGCTAAATAATTCTATGAAAATCATCTATACCTTCTTAACATTATCTCCATCGATCCTATTCTTTATAGGATTTATTTATAGCCTCTCTATTCCTAGTGCAATTTGCGGACACGATTGGCAAATGCCTGCAATGTGGTTCGTTATGATGTTGGCACACTTAACACCTTGGCTAATTTGGTGGCAACAGCGTAACTTTACCAGGAATTGAAAAACAGCAATGATACGCTCCTTGTAGTACCGCCCACGATTCCCAATAATATATTTCCAACAAATCCATTCTGTCCTTCGGCACCCAAACCAAATCCTTTATCAGTATTACACCGCACGGTCCCTGTATTGTCACAGTCGAATTGTATTCTCCTGTGGTTGTAAGTAAAGTCAACATTAATTGTCATGTTGTTAGATAGCAGATATATCTTTAATGCTAATTACGCCTATCATGCTTCCGTGATTAGAACAAAGATAGCCATAACTACCATTTATGTTTGCTGGAACTTTCCAATACAATGTACCTGAAGTTTTACCTTGAGCCGCCGATCCCGTTGTGACTACTCCTGCACTAGTTACGTGTGTTAATCCCGTGTCATAGTTTGCGCCAGAATATCTAATCAAAAATGGATGACTACTCAAAGCACCAGTGCCCAGATCAAATGCTATAGTAGTGCCGCTGATAGCATATATAGTCGGGTTGGGTCCTGAGTATTGATCGAACAAATATGCCGATGAACCACTTGCAGTAACTGCTAATCTTGTAATAGCAGGCAGATAAAATTTATCTACTGTAAGACTAGCATTATCGGTGAGGGCGGCAAATGTTGTAGCACCATTGGCTCCTGCTGGCCCTGTTGCACCTGTAGCGCCAGTAGGACCAGTATTTCCTGTGGCTCCTTGTATTCCTTGTATTCCTTGTATTCCTTGTGATCCAGTTGCACCTGTAGCGCCAGTAGGACCAGTATTTCCTGTTGCACCCGTAGCGCCAGTGGCTCCTGTATTTCCTGTCGGTCCTGCTGGTCCAGAAGTTATATCAGTATATTTGGCAAGTTGAACCCATGCACTTGAATCTGCAAAATACATATAACCAGTAGTATTACTGTAAGCAATTGCACCCTGATAAGTTGCGGCACTCGGAAATACGGATGTATTTGCCCAATTAAATGAAATAATACTACTTGCAAGTGGCGCTGTAATTGCACCATTATCAGTAATTGTCACTAAACTTTTTTGTATAGTAGTGCCAGAAGTTCCGTCGTATCTTACAATAGAATTATCAACGTATGCACCACCAGCACTAACTACGTCACCACTTCCAGCACCAGCAGGACCAGTATTTCCTGTGGGTCCTTGTGCCCCAGTATTTCCTGTGGGTCCTTGTATTCCTTGTATCCCTTGTATTCCTTGTATCCCTTGTGGCCCAGTATTTCCTGTTGGTCCCGTGGCGCCAGTTGGTCCTGTATTGCCTTGACCGCCACTATAACTAAATCCAAATTTTCCTGTAGCAGAACTATATTGCAATACTTGACTATCAAGAGGAAGCGTTGTATAGTTAACTGCAAACAACAATGATGAATTATTACCTAAGTTTGTGTAAATTTCACTAAAATTAGAATTAATTTTTATAGCACCATCTCTGAGAGGATCGCCTGTACCATCATTGATGGCTGTTCCTGTACCAATAACTAGTTTAGACATTTTTTTTATCCTTTATCGAAAGTGAAAGTCTGATTGTCAAATGTTATATTTGTACCATCAAACGATTGTAGTTGTATTGTTGAAATCTGTTTGTATGCAAAAACTCCGGAATAAGATGGTGTTGCCGGAACGTCTACTGTCATGTATGTATTGTTTGCGATTCCATCTACAATGAAATACTGATTATCTGCAATGAAAATATCATCATGAATAAATTCTGTAGTGAACGATGTGCCACTTCCTATAACAACAGAAGCAACGTCATTAAACGTTCGGCCAGAAATTGTCGATATTGGTAAACTGTCATATGCACCAACAACAACATTAGCAAATGTTGTTGTAATTGAGGATACCGTGCCTGAAATTTTAGCTTGGCTTGCATATGCGCTATTAGCAAATGACAATGTTGCATTGCTTGACGTTCTATATTCTACTAAGTATTTAGAAGTGTCATTTGTAGACGTATCTTCATGCAATATGTGTTCGTATTTGAGTTTAGATGATACGGCATCACTAGACACATTCGAAACTGTTCCAGGTGAAATTATGTCATATTTTGTGCTAATTTCCGAATATGTTGCATAGAAAGTATCAAAGGTCGCATCGGTAAACAATACGGGCGTTGTAAATTCATTTTCTTGAAAATAATTAAAGAAATATTCATCCTGAACTTCTGCAATTGTAGTTTGTCCCAAAGTTTGACTGAATCCAGCAGAGACACTAGTTTCCGGAAGTAAATATACCATCCTATGTCCCAAATATGCTTCCGTAGCAGAATTGGCTTGTGCAGGTAAAATATATGTAAGTTTGTCGGAAACAGATATAAATGTATTTGTGCTATTCGTGCTGAATTTAGTAAATTTACTAGAAGAAAATGTTGCGATATCTTGAAGACTTGTATCTTTTATGGACAAAACAGATTTACGTAAAGGCGCACTAATTTCCGTTAAAGTTGAATCTAACGTATCAACCGAGTTGACAACAATTTCAAAATAATTATATGCAGAAGTATTTGCTACAGATTTTGTTCTGTTGCCACCAGGAACTAAATTGACAACATATTTTTTAGAATTTAATAATGGTGAAGTAACATCAGCAAACAATTTTTGTTTAACTTCCCAATGATATTGAGAAGTTGCAATATTCGCATCGGTTAAGAATTCATCGTATATGCTAATAATATATTCACGTAAAGTCTGGGTTCTCAGGACAAAATCTGGCGTCACTTCTAAAGTAGTGAATAATAAAATTTCACCGAACGCCTGTAAACCGGCCGGATGTAATAATTTTTTTACTGTATCTTTGTATGCGCTGAATACTAGACCACTCTTAATAACATAAGAAAAGTCTTGATAGTAGTATGAGTCTTGAATTTTTTTGTAGTTTACTTTACCATCATCACTAATCCAGTTGCCTTCTTTAATCCCAAGCCCAGAAATGATTGGAGTTAAATTTGCGTTACCGTCACCATATGAAGAAACGTTTGCAGTCGCTGTGGTGTAATTGATACCAAAATCTTTAACTGTAATTTCACGAATCGATCCAATACCTGTCGCATTGTTTGCTACGTCAATACTAACGTTCGCACTCTTACCTTGAATATTTGTCGCAATTAAGTTTGCGCTAGAACCTGTTGTCGTAGAAACAGTAATTGTTGGTAAACTTGTTGGTGTATATCCTGTGCCATAATTTGTCAATTCGATTCTTGAAATTGCGCCTAATATACTCCAATCCTCATTCTTGACAATATCTTTGCCTGTTTCGGCAATCATTTTGGTGCCATCTTCAAATTTCAAATCGTATGTTGTAGTTTCCACAACAGACGCAATAATGCCGGCTGCGTTAGTACCAGATCCACCAGTAAATATTAAAGTGTTTCCGACTCCGTAATTTGTACCCGCATTGCTAATTGTAATTAGATTTTCAGAAAGTAAACCTAGAGATGAAATTACTGCATCTTCTAATGTAACGGATGGTTTTTTATAGTACTCGGATCCACGATTGATAATTGAAACCTGAGAAACTTCACCAACAGTATATGTGTTTGCTCCACTTGTTACTGTGTATGTGTTTGCTAATCCAGTAACACGAATGATTAAACCGGAACCACCTGTTCCAGAGTTATTGACGGTTGCAGTAGTGTTTAATTGATATCCATGTCCAACCGAATTTACTTTAAGTGCTGTGATTGGTGATTGCTTGATTGATGCTACAATTGCTTGAGCCTCACTTCCGTTACCAGTAATTGAAACTGTATCGCCAACTTCGTATCCAGAACCAGCATCATTTAAAGTAAACCCCGTAACCATTCCATACAGAGTGGTGTTTGCAATTGAAGTATCATTCAATACTTCAATAGTTTCACCCGTATCAAAAACTCCATCAACTAGTGTGAGTGTCATTTCTGCAATTTCTATTGATCCCACAAAGAATTTTCTAATGTCAACAACATTACCCAAAGCGCCACTAGACTTTCCAACTATAGTTTTATTGATATAGCTAAAAATTTGACCATTAATTGCAGACCTAATAACTTGTGTCTTTTCAAACTTACCATCAGATATTCTAAGTAAATCTGTTCCTGGATAATAGAATTCAGAACTTTGATTGTAAAGATGCTTTAATAAAAAGCGATATGATTCTTCGTTACTTTTAGATTGATACAAATCTTTATATCTTAATGCAATGTCTTTTGCATTACCATATACGTTTTTAGGAATATTGTCGTATAATTCTTCTTTTAAAAAGTCAACGTATTTGTCAACTGAATTATCAATTGTTCTATAGTCAATTAATTTTCCAGTTTTTCTAACAACGTTATCTTTTACTTGAGATACGGTACCAATTGCACCAGAAGTTTGACCAACAATATTTTCGTATCTATCGAATGATACTGTAGATGTTGATTTTATTACTACGCTTCCATCTGTACTAACTTCTTTAATGACGCCAGTTGATTTAGAAGTGGAACCAATAACAATTTCATCACGAACAAAAGTGCCAGTGATACTAGAAAATGATATTTTTGTGGTCTGCAACCACTCATAATATGCTTTTAAGAATAGTAAAAAATTTTCCGATGCAACATCATCAGGGAAAAAATTACTTATCCCTAATGCGGGATTAAATGTATTATTGTCCATCTTTTATCTATTTACAAGACTGATTGATTTGTCATCTATCATATTCACAGTTATGTCTGCTGAACGAATAGAAAGAATTTGATTTCTTAAAGGTAAAATATCTTTTTCTGCTGGAGATGCAGTTAACTTCAACGTATTACCACCATCAGCAAACGCAGTTGGCGTAAAACTATTTAAAATTACTTTTCCTGTTGTATAATTAACAGTTCCAGCATTCAATAATACGCCGATGTTTTCATTTTTTTCTGTTCGATATATTCTAATGATACCATCGTTTTCTTCAATTTTACAATCGTTATATCCAGCATAGCTAAACACATTAGAATAAATTTTATTTCCTACACCAAACGGATGGGTTGATGGTCTATCATTTGTAGTTGCATCAATTGCGTTTGAAAAGTTAATTTCATATTTTGTCGGAACATTCAACTGGACGTTTAGTTCTTTTCTCATTAGCGTTGAAGTGTCATTATTCAATATAGATGCTTCAGACATATCAATCAAACGTGATAATTTAGAATATCTAAAATATTTTCCAAATTGATTTATCTCATCTGTGTTGTAAGATTGTATTGTACTTGTAACTAAATCAATTAAATCATCAGAGGATAAAATAGTTTTATTTGCTTCGTACTTAACAGTAGAGTCTATGATGATGTACAAATATTCCGGATCAACAATTTCAGTTGAGATTGTTAAAATCTTTTTAGGATTAATTACTGAATTAATTAAGTTTTTCTTTTCTGTTGGCGTTAAAACTTCACCAGTTGTTGGTTTAATTGCAACGTAAACTTTACCATAAGTTGGTGGATCATTGTCTTCTCCACCCCAAACAACAACAGAGTCTACAGTAGATTGTTTTAATAACAATGCTTTATAGTCATCGGCAGTTACTGCACGATTTTGCGCTTCATACATTTTTGGTGCGTTGAATTTAATCTGAGAAACTGTTTCTCTATCTGCACCGCCAGTTGCAGGATCGGCTGCGGTAAAGGTTGCGGCTGTAACGTTTGTGATTGTATCGGAATATGTCAATGCATTAATATCATTCGCTAAAGTTCCACTGGAAACAAGATAACTCAATACAACAACATTACCATCGTCTAATGCAATACCAAATGTACCATCACCAAATTTGACTTGATACTGACCATCTTCAACTTCTTCTATAAAATATATTTGAGATGTAATGCTTAATTCTACTAAATTTTCAGCCGGAACAAATGTTCTTGATGTGCTATCTGAAGAAGAATTTAATACCGAAACAGTTAATGTTGACGTATCAATATTTGCATTAGGTATTAAAAATTTCTGTTCGGCATCTGAAGTCAGTACTGTATATCTTGTCTTGATTAGTTGTCCTTCTTTTAGAAAAAGGCTTCCAGAATAAACACCAGAACTATTGAAAATTGTTTTTGACTCAACGTTAGAAAATGTATAAGTTTTTCCTTCAATAGTTCCTGAAAATTCTGTATATGCAGGAATTAAAACTGACGCTGGACTACCAGTAACAGTTAAAGCAACTGTACCTGTGATGCTTGCAGACGTAGTTGATCTTGGTGTATAGTTTAAAGACTTGGCTAAGTTGACAACTGAATTTCTTTTTTGTGCAGTAGAGAGAAAAGATTCGGATGCTACCATGTTAAGGTAGAAAGAGTTGTAGTATGTATTGTAGGCAAGCAGGTCTAGCAATACAGAAATGCCTGCACCATCAAAATTATAATCTCTAAACTGGTCTTGAGATTTTAAATAGTTTTTAAAATTAGATTTAATTCCATCAAAACTAAGTTCATCGATTTTTAGATTGTTATCTATGGCCATTATGCCGTCCTTGTTATTGTTGCATCTAAAGTGTCAAGTGTATTAACATTTCGTATTACATATTGGATTCTTATGTCCATACCAGCACCACCATCACTAAAAGCAAGTTCAACTCCTTGCACTACAACCCTAGGTTCAAACTGAGTTATTGCTCTAGCCAATTCTTCTTTTATGTTATATTCTGAAAATCCAGGATCATAACTAAACAGATAACTGGAGATATCGCATCCATATGTAGGATTAAATGGTCTACTTCCTTTTTTGGTTTTTATAAGGTTCATTATAGACCTTCTAATCGAAACTTCATTTGTTATAGGGCGAACGTCTCCCGTCACCGGATGTGGGGTGAAATCTAAACCTAAGTCTTTGTAGAATGCGATATCTGCCATTTTTTTCTTTTATTTATGTTGGTTGTTCTGCCGTTTTAGCGTCTTGAATTTCTTTTCTACGTTCTTTTGTTGCTTTGCTAAGTTCTGCTAATGCTTTTCTTGCTCTAGTTCCTGCGGCTTTATTGCCTTTGCTTTGAAATTTATCGTTCTCTGCAAGATATGCATCAAATAAATTTACTAAGTTTTCGTGATTCGTCATTATTATTTCCTTATAAAATGTTGACATTTGCTTGACATAGTGCTATACTACTGTGTAGCCTATGATTTTAGATATCTGTTATGACTGTGATTGCTGTATTAGGCACCAGTGCAGTCGTTGGAGTATTCAATCTATCTTCAATCGTTGATATTCTCAAAAGCAATGCATTGAGTGTAGTGGTATTTGCACTATCGGAAAAGATTAAATTATTGCTTCCGTTCAACGTTAAATTTTTAGTTGAAGTTATAACACTATTGTTAGAAGACACAATTGAAAAATCATTGCCATTAATAGTAATGGTGTTTGAAGATTGTATTGTTACATTGCTTGTATTTGCTATTCTAATCTTAGCATTGTTTACTTCCCACAAAACATCATTTTTATCAATAACACTTGCAAAGTTTCTTGTTAAACTTGATGCAGTACCAAAGTATTCTGAAGCCGCTTCTGGAATTGCTGGAAGATATCCTAAGATTGCTGGTTCTTGTGCAGACAATGAGTCTAAGAAAAATCCAAAGACCCAATCACCAAGTCTAGGAGTTCCATATAGATTAGGAGTATTTAAGGGGTGAATAGATAGTGCCCAAGGTAAATCGGCAGTCGGAACTAAATTAGTTGACTTTGCTGGATGATATCCAAAGCATCTCACTTTGCATCTGCCAAGCGTCAATGGATCGTCAATATCTTCAACGATTCCAATCCACCAAACAAATCCATCTTGACCAATAAAATTTCTCATCAATTATCCCATGTTCTTAAAGTACTGAATTTCTTTTTCTTGTTGAGCAATCCATTCGTCTGATGGCTTACCTTCACCTTTGTAGTAGCGCAAAGGTCTACCAGTCTTCTTAGAAACTAACGCCCATCTGCCATCTACTTGCTTAAGTGTTTCAATTAATTCTGGACCGTAAACATCTTCTTCCCACTCTTCTTGTGAAACAGTAGTGCCTTGTATAAAATGTTTAAATTTTTTCATAGCTTGTCTAACTCTGATGTGTCTACTGAACCTGGAGGAACATT